CAGTAACATACAAGGATCAAGTTAATGGCATTAAAAGATTATAAAAGAGGACACGCATCGACCCCAATTGGTCCCGGTACGGATCAAGAGTGGGCTAAAGAAAATCCGGGTCCTTATATAGGTGTTGTTATGAACAACACCGATCCATTGAGGATGGGAAGGTTACAAGTCAATATAGAAGCCAAAACCGGAACAACAAACCCGTCTGCTCAACAACTGATTACCTGTGAATATCTTTCTCCATTCTATGGCAACAAAGACATTAGGCACACAGTGAAAGGGTCAACCGATTACGAGGCAACTCAACACAGTTATGGTTTTTGGGCAGTACCACCGGACATAGGTATGCGGGTGCTTGTGATATTTGCCGAAGGTAAGATGGACCAGGCTTTCTGGATAGGGTGTGTACAGGAACCTGCTACTAATCACATGATACCGGGTATAGCATCAAGCGAAAAAACTTTTGACAAAGATGTTGTGGGAGGACCGGCAGGCCAATTCCAATCTAGTGTCGACAAAAAAGAAACATATGGAACGACGGACGTGCCTGCAGGAGAACTTAATAGAAGGTACAGTGAGTTTACTCCAAATGTAAAAAAATACGAGCAGTATGACAAGCCTATCCATCCTTTTGCAAATGTATTGGCTAGGCAAGGCCTATCAAAAGACAAGGTGCGTGGTACAACCACTTCGTCTGCGAGGCGTGAGACCCCTAGTCAGGTGTTTGGAATCAGTACCCCGGGTAGGAAAGATACTTCGTCGACCAAAAAAAAGATTGGGCCACGTGATAGCGTCGTTGAGGATTATGTCACAAGGACCACTGGACATACGTTTGTAATGGACGACGGTGCTGTAGATGGCACCAATCAACTTACTAGACTGCGTACAGCATCTGGACACCAGTTGTTGATGCATGACACCGAAGGTGTTGTATACGTTGCCAACGGTTCTGGAAATGCCTACATAGAGATGCAGAGTAATGGTAGGATAGATGTCTACTCTGGAGTGGGAGGTATCAACTTGAGGACAGAAGGAGATTTCAATCTACATTCTGATTCGAACATCAACATGCACGCCAACGGACAGGTTAGATTTAGTTCGGCTAAGGAAATGATACACTCGGCAGACCTTCTATTGAACCTAGGAGAGAAAGGCATATTAAATAGTTCACAGTCAGGGTCAGTGAGGGATTACGCCAGGGACGGCATATCGTCATTTACAAGCGGAACACAACTGCACGGTGCTGGAGGACAAATACATCTAGCGGGATCACAGGTCCACTTCAACTCAACCAAGGCGAGTCCAAATTGGGGACCAGGGTGGCTTACACAGGAACGTGCCGGAATGCAGTTGAGGGACGAGGGAGATGTGGAACTGGCACAGAAGGGTATCAAGCCATTGGAACAATTCACAAGGAAAACTAAGACAACGGTGCACAGATTCGTAACACATGAACCCATGTTCAGAGCCAGCGTGATCGGTAATGATGGCATCATACCTGTTGACAGTGATGATAAAAAAAGATGGAGTCAACTGGCCAACACCCCAGGCACCGCGGAATTTGTAAATCAACAGAACAGGATAAGTGAGAACAGTGCCATACGTGATGCACAGTACCAAGCGGACGCACTGGAGTACGTGAAACAAAAGATGGGATCGAGCACCAACGCAGTCAAGGCCAAACAACTACTGACTGATTTTGGAACAAAATACAATGACATATATGGCATCACGAATAAAGTAAACCTACCTTTCGATATCAAGGACAGCATTTCCGAGAAAATTAAAGGAATTAACTTTAACAGTACCGCAAAAGATCTTACTTCAAGCCTCACAACTCAGGTGGTAGAATCATTCACAGGCAAAAGCACGGAACTGTTCAAGGATAATGTTTTCGTCAACCAAGCCGGAGAACTTTTTACATTGGGTAATAATACACTTTCAGGAATTACTGGCAACATAGATCTGACCAACAAATCTTTGAATTCACTCGATGGGCTAGTTAAAAATCTTTCAGCAGGCAACGCCGTTCCTAGCATATCAAACCTCAGTAGTATCACGCAGACATTTTCTAGTGTGGTCGGAGGTAAAGTAGTAGGAATGAATCAGGTCAAGAGTCTTGCATCCAAGGCAGGTTTATTCAACGCCAGGGAGGCCGCGATTAGTGGTCAGAGTTTCTTACAAAATGTAGGTGCTAACCTAGTGACCAATATTGGATCTATTGCAGGCAAGATAGGAAATTTTTTTAGTTCGGGAGGATTCTTCAGTGATGCAAGATTAAAGAAAGATATTAAATTAGTAGGTAGATCTGCTCAAGGAATCAACATCTACGAGTTTAAATACAAGCAGTTGCCAGGCACATACCATGGCGTGATGGCACAGGAGGTGCCGTGGGCCAGTGTCATGACAAACACAGGATTCTACATGGTTGATTATAATAAAGTAGATGTGGAATTTAGGAGATTAAACTAATGGCAGAAAACAACCAGGACCTATTAAACAAGAAACCAACGTTCAAAGGTTTCAGTAGTCGTGCCGATAGACAGAATTTTAAACTCTACGACTTTGAGGTTGCCAAACAAGACCTGATCAATAGGCTGTCAGTACGTAAGGGTGAGCGTGTTGAGAATCCAGAGTTTGGCACGATCATTTATGATGCACTATTTGAACCTTTCACAGAAGAACTGAAAGACGCAATAATTGATGATGTAACGGCAAATCTCAATGCGGATCCACGCATATCAACGCAGGAAATACTGGTCACAGAGGCAGACAAGGGCCTAGCCATACAGGCCACTATTACATATGTGCCCCTTAACATCACAGAGAAACTGAGGTTCAACTTTGATGAAAACAGTTTATTACGTCTATCTTAATATACGTACATTTCCAAGCATATAAATACCGCTGTATATACAATGGCCACAACAGACAGACAGAACAGATTACTAGTAGCCGAGGATTGGCGTAAGATCTACCAAGCATTCCAGCAGGCAGATTTCAAAAGTTATGACTTTGAAACCTTGCGTAGAACCATGGTGGCATATCTGCGGGAAAATTATCCGGATGACTTCAATGATTTCGTAGAAAGTTCTGAATACGTTGCTCTGATAGATCTTATAGCCTACATAGCCCAGGCTCTCTCATTCAGAGTTGATCTAAATGCAAGGGAAAATTTCTTAGAGACAGCAGAGAGAAGGAACTCTATCTTAAGATTGGCAAGATTGATCAACTACAATGCAAAAAGAAATCGACCTGCAACAGGTCTATTGAAAATAGATTCTATCTCTACAACACAATCAGTGAACGATAGCTCGGGTCAAAACCTTGCTGACCAGACTATTGTGTGGAATGATAGTGCAAATTCAAACTACAGGCAACAATTTATTGCAATTTTAAATGCGGCGAACCAAACAGGACAAATTTTTGGAAGTCCTCGAGAAAAAGATAAAATCAATGGAATCGACACAGAAGTCTACACTCTAAGTTCCAATCAAGTTGACCTCCCTACATTTACTTTTAGTAAAAATATTGGAGGGACCACTAGAGCGTTTGAAATAGTATCTAGCACAATCAACAATTCCGATAGCATTTATGAAGCGAATCCTATCACTGGTACAGGATTAACTTATACCTATAGAAATGATGGCGCGGGCGATAGTTCGAACAATACAGGTTTTTTCATGTTGTTCAAACAAGGCACAATGCAAAACACTGATTTCACAGTCGATACTGCTACGACCAATTACACCAAGAATCTAAACACGGCGAACATAAATGATACCGATGTATGGTTGTACCAACTTGACCAGTTTGGACAAATTCTAAATACTTGGACAAAAGTTCCTTCGTTGTCTGGTAACAACGCAATTTACAACTCTTTGTCAAAAGATATAAGAAACATTTACAACGTTGTGACCAAAGACAATGACACAATAGATCTAGTTTTTGGTGATGGAAATTTTTCAAACCTACCACTAGGAAGTTTCAGGGCATATTACAGAGTATCCGACAATGCAAAGTATTCCATTCAGCCGGCCGACATGCAGGCTGTATCATTGTCTGTTCCTTATGTGGATGCTAACGGATCACAGCAAACTCTTTCCATGTCATGTAGTCTAAAGCAATCAGTCTATAATGCATCTGCAACAGAAACAAACGATTCAATCAAAGAGAAAGCCGGCCAAGTATATTATTCACAGAACAGGATGATAACAGCCGAAGACTATCAGGTGGTACCATTATCGGCATCACAAGAAATTGTTAAAGTAAGATCGGTAAACAGGTCAGCATCTGGTATTAGCAGAGCAAAAGAAATATTGGATCCAACAGGTGCATATTCTAATGTTTCTGTTTTTGCCGAGGACGGATCTCTTTACCGTGAGGAAACTACACCAATCTTTACCTTCACTTTCAATAATCGTAGTGAGATACAGTCCGTGATTGATAGATTGGTAGAAACAAAACTGAAAGAAGCCTACACCAGACACTTCTATTATGAAAAATACAGTGCTAAAGATCTCTCATCGCTGACTGCAACGTGGAATTCAAGCACAATCACCACCAATTCCAATACAGGATATTTTAAAGGTGTTAGTCCATTGGCAGTGGGATCTTATGCAACGTCAAATTTGAAATATGCTAAAGAAGGTGCATTAATAAAGTTTACTTCACCCGACAGTCGAGAATTTTTAAAAGGAAGTCTTGTCACGTCCGGAACAGTTGATGCTGAAGATAGAGCATGGGCTAAAATTACTGACGTGGTAGGCGACGGCTCTAATAACGGGCAAGGTAATCTATCTAGTGGAAAAGGACCAATCACATTAAATGATGTAGTGCCGGATGGCGCAGTTCTAAATGCTGTGATTCCTAATTTTACAACTTCGTTTACTACAGCACTGGAGACTAACATCATAGATAGAGTCGAAAACTACGAAAATTTTGGATTGAGATATGATATTGATACAGAAGAGTGGAAAGTTGTTACAACTTCTAATTTGAGCACTAGCACTGTTTTTAGTTTGGCCAATACTGGAAATACAGATGGCACAAATGCTGATGCAAGTTGGTGGTTCAAATTTTCTAATGATGGTAACACATACACTGTGCATTACAGGAAGTTAGATTACATATTTGAGTCAGAGTCACAAAACAAATTCCATTTTGATAAACAAGAAAAAATTTATGATTACACAACAGGACAGACGGTGAAAGACACCATCAAAATCCTCAAGACCAATGCAATATTGTCTTCAGGAAACAGCATAGGTTATCCTATCACATGGCAAGTGACAGACACTGTAACAGAATCAGATGGATTCCAAGACAACAGGAAAGTGAAAGTTGGTTT